GGCTGCGGGTCTTGATCCTGTCGAAGTCAATCTGCACCACGGCAGCCATAAGCCGGTCCCGGATCTTGGCCTTGTCCGTCTCGAGACTGAAAAAGCCGACCCGGTGATCCTGCGCCATCCGGTAGGCCATCTGCAAGGCCAGCGCCGTCTTGCCGTCGGAGGGGTAGCCGCCGATGATGACCACATCTCCCGGCTTGGTGTAGGTCCGGCCCTTGAGGAAGTCCAGACCGTAGTCGATGTACACCGGCGCCGGGGCGTCCGGATCCTGCGCTTGGCAGAAGTCCTCGGTCATCTGCGCCATGGTCCACGCCTCCACGCTGGTGCCCTCGCTCAGCTCCCGGGACAGCTTGGCGCACACCGGCCGGCAGTCCTCCACCGTCTGAGCCGCGCTCAGAGCGTCGGCAAACTCGTGGATCCGGCGGACGGTGGCCTGCGACCGCATGGCCTCTGCGTAGGCCTCCCAGTTGGCAGCGGTGGGCGTGATCTCCACCAGCTCCGCCATGTACCGGGAGTAGTCCGGGCCGATCTTGTCCCGGATAGTCACGGCGTCCGGTGTGACGCCCGCCCGGAACAGCGCCCGGGCCGCCTGAAAGATCAGCCGGTTGGCGGGATTGTAAAAATCAGCGTCCCGCACCCGGGACAGCAGGGGCCGCACCACATCCGGGTCTACCAGCATGGCCCCGATCACCGCCCGCTCCGCGTCCAGCAGGTGATCCAGCTTTTCGTCCGTTCTCACGTTTCCCATCCGCAGACCTCCCGGCTCTCACCGCCCCGGTCCGAATCGGACCGCCCCGGCAGCTCGTCCTCCCACCGGCGGCCGTTGAGCCATGTGGCGGGATAGGGGATGTACGCCCCGCCGTCCCGGGTCCACTGCTCACAGGCTAACTGAGCCTTCAACGCCCGGAGGATGGTCTCCACCAGCGCCCCGTCTGGCTTCAGCTTCGCCCACGCCCGGCGGGCCTTCTGTTTATCCACATGCCGTGGGTAAGCAGCCCAGAAGGTGTCGAACGCCGGGTCCCCTGGGGGGACTATAGGGGGGTTATATTTAATCTTTACTGGGTTATAATCTTTATTGGGTTGTGTCGGGAAAGCCGTCAACGGCTTTTCCCGTTGCCGGGTTTCACCGTTGTCGGTGTTTTCCGACAACGGTGGCGCAAAGTCCTGTAAAACGTAGACGTTGCCGCCAAAAGTGCCATTTTCCTTGTGCCCCTGTTCCCGCAGCAGATATCCCACCTGCTCCAATTGCGCCAAAATGCGCCGGATCTTATCCTTGCCCGTCTTGGTGCTGACCGCCAGACCGGAAACCGTAAATTTCCAGTCCGGCGGGCGGGACATGATATAGGCAAACAGACCCTTTGCTTCCAGCGGCAGACGGTCATCCTTGACCATTGAGTTATACAGGACCGTGAAGCCGTCTCCACGGCCAGACCTGATCTCATGCTCTGCCATATTGCCCCCTCATCTTTCGCTTTTCGATACAGTCCACGATCCGCAGCGGGATTGCCGCCACCGTCGCCACGCCGACAACCATGAAAAACATTGCCCAACCGGTCACAGGGATGCGCCCCCTTCCCGGCAAAAATTAGGGCTTGCGTGCAGCGTGGATCTTGTGCTATAATTGAAACATCCAGTGGTTGATCCAATACCACACACTTTTTCCCCTGAACGCTCTGAGGTTGCCGCCTCGGGGCGTTCTTTTTTTGCGCCTGAGTAGATCACCTGATAGATGGCCGCCATGGTATCCCTCAGCTCCAGGACGATGTCATCAAACTCCGGCCGCTCAGCCTCGTCGATCACGCCGTCCTCCGCGATCCGGAGCAGGGCGTCCAGCCGGCCCGTCGCGTCTTGCAGACGGTTCCGAAGGGCGATGCTCGCCATTGGCAGAGGCCTTGGCGTCACCTCCGGCATTACGCCCAGCGTGTCCGTGGCCTGCGCGTGCTCCAATGCCAGCCATGGGCAGCTGTACACCTCCACCATCTTGGCCACCGTCTCGTCCTTGGGCACCGTCTTGCCGCCCTCGTACTGTTTCAGACTTTCCGGGGACAGTCCAAGCAGCTCCGCTGCACGCTCCTGCGTCAACCCGGTACTCAGCCTTGCCCTCTGGTACAAATTCGGGTACTTTCATTCCATTGTCTTTTCCTCCTTCCTGCGCTACCATGTAACCATCCACCGTGCCAATGGTACAATGGGGATGATGTAGCGCTTCCCAACTTTCTTGGCCGGGAAGCCGTCATTGTGGACCAGTGCGTCCCAGTCCAGACCCAGCAGCTTGCAGGCCTCGTCCTTGGTCAGGACCTCCTGCTCCGGAAATTTGGCCTGTAAAGATTGCAGCTGATCCCGGAAGCTCTCACGCTCTCGTGCCATGTCCGCTCCTCCCTTCTCACGCGCTCTCCGTCCGCTGGACGATCTCCTCAATGGGGACACCGAAGATCAGCGTCATGCGGAAAACTCTCTCCAGCTCCGGAGTCCGCTGGCCCAGCTCCCACTTGCTCACCGTGGGCACGGTCACGCCCAGCTGATCCGCCAGCGCCTTCTGGGTCATCCCGGCAGCCACGCGCAATTCTCTGACTCTGTTAACGATCATGATTTCTCCTTTCTCGCCTTGACGGCGCTGGCCCCTTATGGTATATTTGTCTTAGGGGTTATATACTTTGTGTCTATATAATACTCTAAGTTTGACTACGTGTCAATAAAAGTTATAGCATAATAATGCACAAAGTTAGAGGTTTGAATATGGCTTTTTCGTCAAACTTAAAGTATTTGATGGATTACTTCGACGTATCCAACTACAAGTTGGCCCAGTATATAAAATCAAGTCAGACTTCCGTGAAGAACTGGGTGACTGGAGAGCGGTTACCTCATCCGAAGACCCAGAAACTTATTGCTGAACTTTTTGGGGTAACAGTTGAGGAACTGAACGCAGACGAATTCCCCCATATCAAAGGGGAACACAAGTTGCCTTTACAGAAAAAAGCCCGCCCGTCCCCCAAAGGGGACGAGCGGCCGGAGTGCTGGGACTTGCTCACCCGCGAGGAGCGGGAGAAGGCACGGGAGTATATCGAGATGCTAATAGCTGCGCGAGGTAAGCGTTGACTTGCTCACGCTCTTTCGGCGTCAACTGGCGATAGAGCGCCAGGGTCATGTAGTCGCGGTCCGAATCGGACACAGTGCAGGTGATCTGGTTGCTCATAAGTACCTCCAATCATATCCCAAAGGCCGATCGCTGCGGCCTTAATTGTACGGGCTTCATTTCAGAAGTTGTAGGGAGGACGGTTTCAATTGGCAGGCATTATGATTTCAACAAACGGCAGTAATAAGCAACCCACCTCAACACGCGAACACAAAGGCAAAAGCCTTCTGGAATTTCCTGATTCTTATGTTGCTATTGATATTGAGACGACCGGCCTTGACCCAATTTATGATGAAATTATCGAAATTGCAGCATTAAAAATTCAGAATGGATCCGAAACGGATCGTTTCCATTCCCTGGTCAACCCCAAATGCGAGATTGACGAGTTTATTGAAAGCCTAACAGGCATTACAAATGCTATGCTGGAAGCAGCTCCAGATCTTGAGATAGTTCTTCCGCAGTTTTTAGAGTTTGTCGGGGATAATGTTGTTGTCGGGCACAATGTGAATTTTGATGTAAACTTTATTTACGATTGTGCAGAAAACCTTAAATTGAAGCTGTTCACCAATAATTTTGTGGACACAATGAGAATTAGCCGGAAACTCTACGCAGATTTAAAGCATCACACTTTGGCCGATCTCATTGTGACCCTGGGTGTTGGTGAAACGGTAGAACACAGGGCGCTGGCTGATTGCATCCAGACAAAAGAATGCTTTGAAATTATGCGCAACCGTGCTGATGAAATTGGAGGTATCCCTAAAAAAACAAACGCGATTGCCAAGACCATTGTTGCAGAAACAACGGACTTTGACGAGGACAGCCCCATATACGGAAGAACTTTTGCTTTTACAGGTACGCTTGAACGCATGACTCGAAAAGAAGCCATGCAAATGGTTGTTAACGCCGGTGGGAAGTGCACTGATAACGTAGTAGCCAGTACAAACTATTTGGTGCTTGGGAATCAAGATTATTACAAAGGCATCAAAGATGGAAAAAGCAATAAACAAAAGAAAGCAGAGAAGATGCAGCTTAACGGGGCCGATATTATTACAATTTCAGAAAACACATTTTTCGACATGTTGGTATAATAAAAAGTGCCCCCGTCGCCTCTGCAACAAGCGGCGGGGGCACTTTGCGTTTCAGGCAGAGGGGGCGTCTGCCTGTCCGCAAGAAAACCGTACCCCAAATGGGTTGGGTAGCGCAATGCCCAAATTGGGGAAATGGGCAATATACTGCCGGATCGGATTTGAGACTTTATCTGCCCATATTGGGAAATTTGACACAGGATGGTGATTTTTTGACGATTCAAGACTTATGCAGAGATAAAAAAGCCGCATTGCACATGACGGCTCAAGACATCGCGGACAAATCGGGTGTGCCGCTGTCTACCGTCAACAACTTTTTCGCAAATGCGTCAAAAGCGCCGTCCATCAATACCGCAGGGCCGATCTGCGCTGTCCTGGGGATTTCCATAGATGAGTTTTTTGACATCGGGGATCACTATACAGCCACCGAAGAAACCTTGCAGGCTGAAAAAGTCGGCCTTGAAAAGCGCTTGTCCAACAAACGGCAGATCATTACGATGATGGAGCAGGGCGTCCGCATCCGGAACCGGATTATTGCCGCTCTGCTGGTGCTCCTGTGTCTGGTTGCCATGTATGCGCTGTATCTGGACTTCCATTGCGTCCAGATCGGCTTCTGGCGGGAGTAACCCATGGCAAGATACCCGAAATACTACGTCCGGCCTGACGGCCTCCACGAGACCATCCTCCGGATCAACGGCAAGCGTAAGGCCTTCCGGGGGAAGACCGACAAAGAGGTCTGGGAGAAGGTCAAGGCCTTCGACCGGGAGGCTGACCGCATCGAAACGGAAAAAGCCGCCGTATTTGAGAAAATCGCGGACGCATGGTGGGCGGAGATCGAGCCGACTTTGGAGCACAATACCCAAAAAAGCTACCGTCCGGCGCTGGCCAGGGCCAAGAAGGAATTTGCAGGGAGGCCACCCGGCGAGATCACCGCGAAGGAGATCGACCAGTATATCAAGGACTTCTCCGCCACCCGCGCCCGGAAAACCGTGGTGACCCAGTTGCAGATCATCCGCCAGATCTTCCGCAAGGCCGAAGTGGACGGCGTT